GTTCAGACATTCGATTTTTTCACGCGGGCGAATATGGCGAGAAATTCGGACGACCTCACTATCACGCGTGCCTTTTTAATTTCGACTTCCCCGATAAAGTCCATTTCCGAACCGTTCCCGGCGGCCATCAGCTTTATGTTTCTGATACGCTTTCTAAACTATGGGGTTACGGTTTCGCCACTATCGGTGATGTTACATTTGAATCTGCAGCCTATGTTGCTCGCTATATTATGAAAAAGCAAAAGGGTCCTTCAGGTGACTATTTGTCTACCGTAACTTCGTTTGATCCCGACACTGGCGAGGTTCTTTCTCGCCGTAAACCTGAATACACGACTATGTCTAGACGTCCCGGCATTGCGTCCGGTTGGTTCGAAAGGTTCAATTCGGACATTCTCATAAACGACAAAATTGTCATAAAGGGCAAGCAGATGCAGCCTCCTAAATTTTATGACCGTTTGTTTGAGGCCCGTTTTCCGTCTGATTATGTGAAAATAAAGGCAAAACGCAGGAAAAACGCTGAGCGTCCAGAGATTCAGGAAAATTGCACCCCCGAGCGTCTAGCCATTCGTGAGGAGGTAAAAACACTCATTACGCGCGCATTGATCCGTCCTGTTGACTCAGTTATTTAATGTGTTAAAATATATATGTTGACTATTCTTTCTGGAGGTAAATTATTATGTTATTACGTGTATTTTCTATTTATGACTATAAGGTCGGCGCCTACGCTCAACCCTTTTACTCTCGGACTACCGCCGAGGCTATCCGTTCTGTGACCGAGGCCCTTAACGATCCTCAGTCTACTATTTCTAAATACCCGCAGGATTTTGCTTTGTTCGACCTTGGCACGTACGACGATCAGACGGGACGATTCGAATCTGCTGCTGCTCCGCTCTCTCTCGGTGTTTTGGTCGAGTTTAAACCGCATGTCCCGTCTCCGAATCCTTCCCCACTTTTCGATGTAGATAGAAAGCTGCCCGACAACATTCTCTAGGAGGCTATTTATGAAATCAGTTATGAGTCACAATTTCGCTACTGTTCCTAAATCCGAGATCCAGCGCAGTACTTTTAACCGTTCTCACGGCGCTAAAACCACATTTGACGCCGGTTGGCTCGTACCCGTTTATAATGACGAGGTACTGCCCGGTGATACGTTTTCGCTAAATATGTCTGCATTCGCTCGTCTCGCTACCCCCATACATCCCGTTATGGATAATATGTATCTCGATTCGTTTTTTTTCTTTGTCCCGCTCCGCCTTGTTTGGGACAATTTTCAAAAGTTTATGGGAGAGCGCAGAAATCCGTCCGACTCTACCGACTTCCTTATCCCTCAGATTGTTAGCCCCGTAGGGGGCTATGCCTCTCAAACTATTTATGACTACATGGGTATCCCAACCCTAGTCCCCGGTCTCTCTCATTCGGCCCTCTATTTGCGCGCTTACAACCTCATTTACAACGAATGGTTTCGCGACCAAAACCTGCAGAATTCTGTAGCTTCTAACTACGGTGACGGTCCTGATGCTCAGACTGATTACGTTCTCCTCAGACGCGGAAAACGCCACGACTATTTCTCGTCCTGCCTCCCCTTTCCCCAAAAAGGGCCCGCTGTCACTATCCCTTTAGGTACTACTGCCCCTGTTCTCGGTATCGCAGGTATCACAGGCGGTACCGCCGGCGCTACTGCTGCTATTGGTTTCGGTACTTCTCCTACAGACCCATGGCCTGTTGGTTCCCCGCATCTCCTTTCGTCTTCTGCCACTGTAAATGGATTCACGATTAAAACCCAGTCCACCGGTGCTATTGGTTCTGGAAACCGTCCCCAAATATTCGCAGATCTTACTAACGCTACCGCTGCTACCATAAACCAGGTTAGGCAAGCTTTCCAAGTTCAACGTCTCTACGAACGTGATGCTCGTGGTGGTACCCGTTATACAGAAATCATTCGATCCCACTTCAATACCATTTCACCTGATTCCCGTCTCCAACGCCCTGAATATCTTGGCGGTGGTTCTACTCCTGTTAATATCCACCCGGTTCCTCAAAACTCTGCCACTGGCGTAACCCCACAAGGCAACCTCGCGGCATTCGGTACTGTTTCCGCTACCGGCCACGGATTCACTAAGTCGTTCACTGAACATGGTATTATACTTGGCCTTGTTTCTGTTCGCGCTGACCTTACTTACCAAGATGGTCTCAATCGTGCCTGGTCTCGTCGTACCCGTCTGGACTTCTATTGGCCCGCTCTCGCTCATCTCGGTGAACAAGCCGTTTTGAATAAAGAGATTTACGCCCAAGGTTCAGCTAACCCGACTGCCGATGCTGGTGTATTTGGCTATCAGGAGGTTTTTGCTGAGTACCGCTACAAACCCTCTCAGATCACTGGTAAATTCCGTTCTAACACAGTCGGCGGTTCCCTCGATTCCTGGATTCTTACTCAGGACTTTGCCTCTCTTCCTGCTCTAAATGCCAGTTTCATCGTCGAGGACCCACCGATTGACCGTGTTATAGCCGTTCCTGCTGAGCCTCATTTCATATTTGACTCATATTTTAATCTGAAGTGTGCCAGACCTATGCCCGTTTACGGTGTTCCTGGCCTGATCGATCACTTCTAATGGACCCTATGTCAGCCCTCGTAGCCGGGGGTACGGCTGCTGCTAATTATTACTCTCAGGCCCAAACTAACGCTATGAGTTACGATATTGCTCGCAAACAACGTCAGTGGGCCGAGCGTATGTCATCCACTGCTCACCAAAGAGAGGTTCAGGACCTACGACTCGCTGGCTTAAACCCGATTCTATCTGCCGGTGGCGGCGGCGCTTCTACGCCTACCGTACAACCACCTCAATATACCGATCCTATGGGAGGTGCTATTAATTCAGCTGTAGATACCCATCGCACGTTTGAGGAGCTCTCTAAACTGCGCGATGAGAAGAAGCAAATTGAGGCGAACATTCGAAACACTGCAGCGGATACGTCCCAAAAAGTGGCTAACACGATCTTGGCTCGTCAGAGCGCTAAAACCCAAGTAGCGCAACAACGTCAGCTCGCTGCTACTGCTCGTCAGACTGAGCTTATTACTCCGCATGCTGTTAAGACGGCTATGAATCAGAACACTACCGGCGAAGCTGCTGCTGCAGCTGCTCGTACTGAGGCAAAAATTGAGAGTTCTAAACTCGGTGAAGCTACCCGTTGGATAAACCGATTTTCTAATGCCATTACTGGTGGCCTCGAATCTGCGAACTCTGCTAAACGTCTGATTGCGCCCGAAAAAAAATTGATTAAGAGAACCAAATCTGGATTTAAAGACAGTTCTGGTTCTCAGTGGGAGGAACTACATTATGAGTACTAAAGTTGAAAATCCTTTATTGAATCCCCGATTTCGCATCGCGTATCAAAAACACGAGCGTCATTTTACTCAGCTTGATCCTGTCTCTATGACACATCAGTCATTTGCCGACGAACTGGACATTAATAACATTGTCCGTCGACATGATCCCTCTATACTCGAACGCCCGTCTGAGGCTCTCTGGCAGTTTGCTACTCAGGGTCATTTTCAGGATTGCTCTGAACCGTATGATTATAAAACCGCCCTTGAGATCGTTATGTCTGCAGAAGATGCTTTCGCTGATCTCCCCGCTGTTCTTCGTGCCCAATTTGATAACGATCCTGGACGTGTTATCGCGTTTATGGCAGACCCTGCGAATCACGAGGAATGCGTAAAGCTTGGCTTGGCTATTCCAAAAGTTAACGTGACCACTGGGGAGCTTATAAAAGAGGAGTCCTAAACTCCCTCCGCACCATTGCTACTAGATGCAATGGTGCGGACTGACACCATCTGTCAGTCCTACTATCCTTCTATTACAGAAAAACGAGGTTTTAAGTGAAAAAAAAATGGGAAAAAAACAGCTATCTGATCGAATCCGTTTATGCTAAACTTTACGTAATTCGTTCCATTCTAAAAAATCTGGAGTACAAATATGCGAAAACGTGCTAAGATGTCCCGAGGCCAATCCCGAAAAAGTTTTCGACGCGGAACGAGGGTTAACTCCAGAAATACCCAAAGTCCCGTGATGCGTGGCGGGATTCGGTTCTAATTAATACACCCACCCCTTTTTCGGGGGTGGGTTTTTTTTTGCCTGATTTTTTTCCTAAAATTGTCAACCCCCCCGGCTCTGCGGGGGCAGGGCGTAGGGTTTACTGTTTTAGGAAAAAAATCGTTCTGCGGTTTTAAAACTCTGGAGGTTTTAAATGTCGTGCTATCGTCCCCTAACAGGTTACCGTTCCCGTTATCTTAATCCCACTGGAAAACGTTCTATCGTCTTTTCCAAACAGGATGCCTACTCTGATCTCGTTGTAAACGTCCCTTGTGGCCGATGTATTGGCTGTCGACTCGAAACATCTCGTCAGTGGGCTATTAGGTGTGTTCACGAAGCCCAACTTCACGAAAACAACTGTTTCATTACCCTTACCTATAACGACGAACACCTCCCTCGTGATCTCTCATTAAACCTGCGCCACTATCAACTCTTTATGAAGAAACTTCGTAAGAAATTTGGTTCAGACATTCGATTTTTTCACGCGGGCGAATATGGCGAGAAATTCGGACGACTTCACTATCCCGCTTGGCTTTT